CAGATAGCCGCCAGGGCTATTATTTTTTTGCGGTGTCCTCATCCCCCGCTAACCCTTCCATGATTTCAGTTAGTTCGATATCCAGTTTGGATAGCGGTATGCGCCCGTCCTTTTCGGCTACATGCTTGTATAGCTTTTCTTTTCCGCTATCCCCTAGAATCATTGCAACTGCCTTGCCGTAATTCCAGGGCGCATTATCAAGTTCGCCTAAAAGTTCTAACAGGCGGATATCATCCAAACTGTCGCTATCGGCGGTGCATTTGAAGCCGCTTTTTGTGACTATCTGCTTTTTCATGGTCTTTGCTCCTTTTGTGTTTCATTCCGCCTATGCGGCTTTGATGTACTGGTACTGACTGTTGCCGCTGGCATCGGGCATGCAAGTAAATGTGGTATCGTAACCGACCACATCATCGTCACTGTATGTCACCTCGCCAATTTCGGTTGCTTTGGCATCGGGGCATACTACCCGCTGCACGGCTCCACGCAAAATGGTATCAATAACCAAAACACCTTCCTCGGGTTCGTCATTATTGTGAGTAACGGTAATGCCATCGGCAAGGGTGCCGGTAACATTGCCACTACCAAATACCGCTTTGAGTACTTCAATGTTCAGTGCTTCAATAAGCGTGGCGTTCCATGTAACGGTTTTGCCGTTCTGCGTGGATACTACGGTGTCGCCGCCCCACGCCTTGATTTCGTTAGTATCAACATCAAATGCGTTGGTGGCTCCATCTTCGGATACATACCCAAGGCATTTATATGTGTTGGGTAATGCGGTGGTGGCATCCGTGGGTAAAGTAGTCCCAAGGGGTGCCCACCAAATGGCACCGGTAATTGCCGGCTTGCCAACCGCAACATTGCTTACAGTATTAGCCATGTTCTACTTCCTTTCTAATAATAACGCAAAGAAAAAACCGCTTGATACCGGGGCCGTCTGCGCACAAGATCAGTGAAATTATAATCACTATCTAAATGGCACCGGCCAATGGTATCAAGGGATACTATCCCTTTCATAGCGGTTTTGACTTCTTCATTCAAACTGCTTGCCTGGTATAGCGTTGCGCCGTAGGATTGTATGGCAATGGTGGCCGTGGGCACCTGGTCACTTTCCCCGCCACTGGTCTTTTCCAACAACACATAACTATCCGGGGCATCTTCCGGCTGCATAACATGCACCGGCACGCTTAATTGTTCCGTCAAATAATCAAGTACAATTTTTTCAATCATCGTTTTACCGCCTTTAATAGTGTGTTGTTCTCGGAATTATCCCGCATGGCTTCAAAAGTATCCGGGTAAACATTTGCGGTTATACGGTTGCGCCCTACTACTACGGTCACATCGTACCCGTCACCGCACCTGTCCCGGATTTCATTGGCAGTTTGGCGCACCAATTCTTCGGTTGCGCTGCTTTTCAAAATTTCATTGGCAACGGCCTTTTGGTCAATCCAAACTTTCCATTTTTTCGCCATTACTCCACACGCTCCACCATTACTTTGGTATTCCAATCCAAAGGGATATTTTCGGCTATCCCTTTAACCGGTATGCCGTAGGTGCGCCACTGTTCGCCAAAAAAATCAACCCGCACATTTTCCCAATTGTGGGTATCCTCTTTTGGAATTGCCAGTGTATATACGGCTTTGCCACCGTCAAGGTCTGTACTATCCGTGATATCGTTATCAGCGCCCGCCGGGGCAACCAGTACATTATCAACCTGTACCGCCTGTTCGGTGTATACCGGCTCATTTAGGGGGTCTACCCCTGTTTGCACTTTCTCATAAAGTGTTACCGTTATCCCTTTTATCATGGCCAATGTTTACCACTCCCAACTTTTGGCGCAATATTCCAAGGCGTTTCAAATCGTTCCGCATAATGGGCAACCCGCCGCCGGGTACGGCAAAAGTACCCGACCAACTATAACCAAGTGCGCTTTGGCTTTCTTGGCTCATCGGTTCCCCGTCCGTTGCGGTTCTCAAAGTCCGTGCGACAATATCAACCGTAACGCTTTTGGCTACGGATGCCAGGGCGGTATTATCTGCCACCATGGCATCCAAGTTATAACCCCGCATTTCCGCTTCAACCCGTAAACTATCCGATACAATCGGCAATAGGTTTTCGGCCTTTTCCGTTTCCTGCGTGGTCATGTTACGCCAAAGGGCCGTTACATCTTCAATGGTCGCAAATGATGTATTGGCCATATCGTCTTACCTTCCTTACGCACCCTGCACAACGGCAAATGCGGCATTGTCAAGGATTGCCCAACCAATGTAGGCTTCGCAGCGAAGGTATACCTGGTTATGTCCTGCCAGGTCGCCGGCGGTAGCGTCATTGTCGGGGTTACCATATTCAATAACTTTCAGTTCGATATCCTGCCCATATCCCCACTTGAAAGCGTCCCAATTGCCGGCAACGGCATACAGGGGGTCGGTGTTTTCAGCGGCAAAAGATACGGTGCTATTCACATCGGAACGCAAGCCGTAAAATCTTTCGGGGTTACCGCCAAACTTGAATTCTGGATACTGGCTCACGCCGTTTGCGGTCATGGCGCCCAAGATGGATGCATAGGCCGGTGCCAGGGCAATACCGTTTACGCCCTCTACGGCTGCGGTGGCATCAACAAGGGCCTTGTCCGGGGTCGCTGATGCGTAGGTTTCCACATGGTCTGCATCGGTGGCGGCGGCTAAAATGTAGTTATCGCCAACAACGGCACTTGCGGTGGCGGTTCTCGGGTTCAGACCGCTAAAGGCGGCAATATCCAAACCGCGGGCAACCTTGCGGGCGAACCCGTCAATGAAACGCTGCGTAACATCAAGTTGATATTCTTCGCTGCCTTTCATAAATTCATCGGAAACACGCAAACCGTATTCAAACTTGATCGGCTGGATGGTCTTTGCCGTAGCGGTACCACCACCGTTAGACTTGGGGCCGTTCTCCGCCACAATGTCAACTTCCTTGTCCATAGCAAAGACAAATTCGGTGGAACCGGTAAAGGGTACGGGTTCATCCGCTTTCAGCTTGGCAATAGCACTATGGCCCTGTACGGCGTTGAACATTTCTCTAACAACTGCTTTGGGCATCGTGCCCACTCCACTAATAACATTAGCCATTTTTGTTTTCCTTTCTAATCATTGCGCATGCTATCTAGCATGCCTTTTAATGCGCTTCGTTTATCATCCACGGGGGTCTTTTCGTACCCCGCCAAAGGTGCAACCGTTTTGCCGGTGCCAATTAGTGATTTCATGTTTTCGGCATCTTCTCGGATGCTTTCTTCGTCATCCCCTGCAAGTCTGCCCGCAAGATCAAGCGGCAAGCCTACTTCGTTGGCTATCCTTGCCTTTAGCTGCGCAAGTTCCATGCCGCCAATTTTGGCGGTCAAGTCCTGCGCCGTTTTCTCTGCCGCTTTGGCGGCTTCTTCAAGTTCTTTGATGCGTTTATCTTTGGCCGCTATGGTGTCCTTACTTTCCGCTGCCTTTTCCTTTAAGGCTTCGTAATCGCCGTATTTTTCGGCAAGTTCCTTTTCGGTTTCTTGCCGGGCGGCTTTTTTCGCACGGTCAATGCGCTCTTTAATAGCTGCATCAAATTGTTCTTGTGTTTCGATCGGTTCAAATTCCTTTGTCATTGGTTGCATCCTTTCCCCACTAACCCGGTGGTGTCGGTAATGTGGATACCAAAAAACCGCCTTGCGGCGGCTTTAGTACCTTACTACTTGTTTTTGTTTTTCCTTATGCTTGCTACAACCGTAAATGGCCAGTATCACACTTTCAAGTAGTGATACATCTATGGGTTCTTTTAGGCTCTTATAACCCCATCCGCCACTGCTGCCAATTCGGCGTTTTTCGCAATTGCTTACCGCTTGCGTTAGTGCCGGTTGGTTCATGTGGCATATTTCTTTGGCGTAAAGGCTCTGTTCAAAAAAGGCGTTGGCGGCTATGATTTCTTTAACCGTGGGCAAATGCGGGTGGCCCAATCCTGCATCCACCATTTCGGCATCCAAGATTCCTTGCCCTTGTGCGCCGTCCACGGTCACACTTGCAACCTCTGCACGGGACAAAAAATCAATTATCCAGGCATTTCCGCTTTTGGCATCCCTGCAATCAATGCTTTCAATAAAGTATTTGTTATCGGGTGTTTTGGCGGCTATGCTCATAGATACATTGTTTGTATCATGGGCGTACTTAATGCCCACATGCAAGGGCGTTACCAGTTCCGGTAAAGAATCAACGGCAAGTTCTACCCATTCCGTCTTGCTGATAGCACTTTTGAGATTGTACCGCAACCACAACCCAAGGCGTTGTATATTAAAGTCAATAACATCATCGCCTATTTCATCGGTTACGCTGCGTTCACTAATAATAGTGCCCAAAGATGGGTTACATTCATACCACCACTTTTTTTCGTGGGGGTCTTGCTTCGTGTCTACGCTCCATTCGGCCCAACCGGTGTTAACGCTTTCCCCATTCAATGCGCTTTTGCGCATCTTGGTAAAGACTGTACCGCTCGATACCGGGGTTGGTGGCGTGCCACAAAAGATTGTTTGCGGGTTCTTGCTATCAGATACTACATACTTCAATGCCGTTTGTTGGTCATCGGTGTATTCCTGCGCTTCGTCAATGATTAAAAGGTCGAACCCTTCCCCAAGTCCCGATCTTGTAGAACGGGTGCCAAAGTCGATGCGCCCGCCGCTTTCTTTCATGCGGATGGATTCCATACCAATTGTGCTTGTGGTCTTATAGTCTGCCGGTTCTGTATACCCTAAATTGCTTAATAGGGTTTTTAGGCGTTCCCATGCCATACGGCTTGTTTTTGTGCGGTGTGCCGTGTGCAACATTTGTTCGCCTTGCATAAGGCCGTAAAGTTCACGGATTGCCACAACCTCATTTTTGCCGTTACGCCGGGGCACACTGTACCCAAACTTCGTATGCGTCCACAAGTCGGCATCATTCTTTGCCAGTATGTCATAAACTAATAGTTCTTGCCATTCCTGCGCCGTTCTGCCTGTTTTGTTGTAAAGGTCTATCGCCGCCTTTCCGTCTGTAACTTCATAAGGTGAAACAATGGATTGTGTGGGGGTCTGCCGGGCTTCATAGTCCATAGGTACCCCACTTTCATATATACCTAAAAGCACGGCGGTATTGCCGTGCTAATAGTCGGTTATTATATAGCTTGGGCATTACAAACCCAACATTGAATTAAAATCTAATACGGCTTTCAGATATCGTCTGCCGCCAATTTCCACAACCGCTTTTTTCTCTTTTTCGGGCAAACTATCCATGTATTCACGCAACCCGGTCGCCCGCATTTGCGTTTTCTGATAATCGGCGGCGTTTACCGTCCAACAATCTATTCGCCCACGATCTTCCGGGTAGGTTTTCCGCAATTCGTTTTCGTACTCTGTGCAAGATTCTTGTGACCCGGAAAATATAACAGTTTCTAAAAATTCAGTACCGCCAATGTGCTGATTTTCGACAACATACCATCTTGCCTGCAAATCTTGTTCAACAATTGTTTGCAACATATCAATTACATACTGCGGCGGTTTTCTTTCCCCGCTTTCCCAATTTTCAATTGTTCTTACCGGGATGCGGTATTTTTCGGCAAAAGCTCTTTGAGATAAACCCGTGTTTTTTCTGATTTCGTAAATGTCCATGGTGGCACGCTCCTTTCACTTTGGATTGTACCACTCAGTGGGTGGTGTGTCAACGCTTATATGTTTTTATCGTTGAACCCCTTAATTATCGGTTTGTTCCTTGTCGGGAATTTCCCAATTGTGTTATCAAATGTGCTAACAATAACGGCATCGTTGGTATCATTAAAAACCAATTCTGTTTTTTGCGTCAAATCTTCCCATTTGATTTTGCCATACTGTTTTGAACCGCCCATGTTTGTTGCTTGATTATCTAAAAACCAATCGCAAGATGCCACATTCGCACCCCAATGATCAGAACCACGAATTAAATACCCATCTTCGTACCAGTATTCGCTTGACACTTTCCCGTCACGGCGTAGGCTCCGATAATCGGGTGGTCTTTTTGGCCTTCTTACTTCTTCAAACTGCCCAATTGTGTTGTAGAAAAAATTATTTTCCCCGGCCACGCCTTTTTGATATGGTTTAACAACCGCCACCAGTTCTTCATAATCGGAATACTTCGGTTTGCTGATATCCCCCAGTTCAAAAACAAGATCGCGTTTTTTTGCATCTGCGCCGCTGTCGATAAAATCTTTTGTTAGTTTATTTGTCTTATATTCAGTTTCTATTACTTCATCCGTGAAAAAATCACGCTTTGTAATTGTAACGCTTTCATTTAGGGCTATATCATCGGCGGTGCCTATCTCTTGCCTTGTTTTCAAAATTCCCGGGGCGGTTGAATCGGCGGCAACACCTGTAAAGGCTTTGCGGTTTTCCAGTTCTTCGGAATCGATAAGTTCCCACGCCTTGCCTTTGCTGCGCCCCTTTAGGCGGTCAAGTCTGCCGCCGCCGGCCGGGGTGTAGTCAATTAGGCAATTGCAATTTTGGTGCCTATGCCAAAGTTCATCCGGCACATCGGGATATGTGTATGTGCCTACAAGGTCATTACACCATTTGCAACAATAGCCAACGGTATACCGCTTTACCTTTGCTGGCACCCCTGCTTTGCCTTGAAAGTCCACATTGGCTTTTATAGTATCGTCAATGACGGATACCGCAAAATTGGTTAGTACACCATTGCCCAAAAGCCAACTTGCTTTTTCATATTCTTCGGCATCTGATACCCTGTCAATGATTCCGTCAATCCTATCCGTCATACTGGCTTTAACCCTATCCCCGCTTGTTCATTTAGTAGCAACTGCACGGCATCGGCGTATTCCTTTGCCATGGCATCTACCTGTTCCAATAATGGGCGCACCACCCTATTGGCTATGTTGTAGTACATGCGACCGTCCGGCAACCGATCTTCGGTTATAACCTTTTCGCACGCTTCAGCCAAACAGATACCCAATGCCGTTGCATAGTCATAGGCGGTTATGTAATCCGCTTGCCCTTTGTCCAGCTTGCGCATGGCCCTTTTAATATCGGGGTCATCTGCAATGCGTTTATCAAACTCTTTTTGCACTTCTTCAAGTAGTTCCGGGGCAATATCCATGGTTCTATTCCCCCTTGATACCGGTTAAATCACGCAAATTGGTATACCCAATGAACCCGGGCACTGCTTGATTCAACTTGATAGCACCATCGCCAATGCTTGAAAGCATACTGGCATCCGGCTCAAAAATTGGTTCCCACTTCGGCGTGGTCAAATATACCTGGTTGCGCCTATATGTGAAATCATCACGCAAGCACGCCGCAAGGAATCCGGCATTAAGTAAGCCGCTTCCAAAAGTCCTTTGCGCCTTCCTTGCGGTCAACCTCAAATTTTCATGCTGCGCCTTTATAGCATCCGCACTTGACGGGTTATCGGTAGCAAAACCCAAATCGTCAAGGGTCAAGCCGGTTTCCCCTGCAAACAGTGCGGCGAACATGCGCAATTCCGCAATATGCGGCTCCATGCTTTGTTGTGAAAACTGCCCAAAGGTGGGTTTATCGCCGTCTTGATCTTTAGTAACGGCAAGCAAAGATGTTATGGATGCCTTCCAGGTATCAATTTCAACATCCTTTGCCAAACCACTAACCCACTTTTGCGGAAAGCTATAAAATTCCGATGTGATTTCGGAACGCTTTACAGTTCGCAAGGCACTATTGGTAATGCTCATGCACGCCCTGCTTATACGGCTATGGCCAAAGGGTCTTTTTGCATCCGGTCTAAAGACAATAGGCACCAAAAGTGGATATTCACAAATGTTATCAATTTCTTCAAAAGTTTCTTTGCCGTGTTCATCCCTGTAAATGTAAACGGTCTTGCCAGGAATAAACCATGCTTCGCTTGTGGGGTTGCCCTTTTCGTCAACATCAATTACGGCGTACCCCTCATAAAGCATGCCGGTTATCGGGTCAATTTCGCCGGTGGCTCTGCTTCCGTCAATAACCTGTAACCGTGGGAACCCATCGGCATCCTGCGTGATATAGATAAAATCACATGAAGAAATAAGCGCACCCAATACCGCACTATCAAAAAGCACATCCGGGTTATTCATGGCGTAGATGCCATTTAGATCAAATGTATCATCTGCAAATTCCCGGAAAACCAACCGGTCGGCCAAACTGTCAACGGCCTTGGCGCACCATCCCAAAGTGGAAAACCAGCCCCGCAATTCTTTTGGAGTGCTGATACCCATTTCCCGGGGGATGTTCTTCATTTCGTAGTACCTATACCGCATATCAACCCGCTTTTTCTTGTGGTATAGCACCTTGCGCATGTAGTCAATGCCTTTGTATTCCATTTCTATCTTCTCCGTTGCAAAAGTCCTGTTAAATTGTCGCA